TAAAGTGTCTGTTTTTTCTGCGTATACTAAATATTATTTTGAAATTTGTGTATCTATATCTTTTAATATTTCTTCTCGCATATTTTCATCTATTACTACATCGTGTTGCACTTCAAACATTGCGTTTTTAATTTTTCTATCGTTTAAATTGCCATTAGTCATTTTGAGTCGTGCTAACCCAGTTATATCGTCGATTTGTATCATTCCGACTTTTGAATATTTTGTTCCAAAAATTCTTCTTATTAGCAAAACCCATATTACTCCAGTAATAAAACCTATCCAATAATATAACATTTAATATACCTCCTTTCTATTTTGAAAAACAAAAGGACATTTAATTTCTTAAATATCCTTTTATTAAGGGATAAGATACACGCGCAGTGTGCATCTCCATAATATACCCTGTTTTAATCGCGTTTTTTATCTAAATATTCTATTATATTTTTAACGTCTCCAGTGAATAAAATATCGCCTATAACTTCTTCAAGTGTTATATATTCTTTTCCATTTTGAACATCTTCTTTATCTACAGCTACTACAGCATAACACTTATCGTTATTATCTGATATATAATCATTTAAATCATCAAATATATAATCTAATTGTTCTTTTGCCATTTTTTCATTATCATCCATTAATATCACCTCCTATCTCTATATTTACTTAAATCATTTTTTATTTTGCTTAACTTTTCTTTGTTACCAGTAGATTGAGTAATTGATGTTGCAAATGATTGTTTAAATAAATCTATGCCAGGACATAACTCATCATATTGACCAGATTCTAATCGTTTTAACAAACACATATTTCCGACTATCATTTCATTGCATCTTTGTATAATAAAATCCACAGATGCAATATAACCACTCAAAGCTTCTTGCAATTCATCATCATCTTTTGGATCTACAAATTTGTCAACCATCATAGATGCACTCTTACTTGCTTCTAGTAATATTTGTACTTGTATACTTACTATGTCGAGTATTCTAACTCTTTCATTTATTAAATTTAACATTTCTGTATTATTTTGAATACATTCATTTAATTTTTTATGTAACCAATTTTTTGCATCGTAATAATCCATTTTAATACCTCCTTCTTTACTATATTTGAAAAATAAAAAGAGAAGTATAATTATAAAACAATATTACTCACCTCTCCATAATATGATGTGTTTTTCTCGCGAAAATCAAAAGACTAATACTATAGTCCTTTGATGAATTTGTTCCATTCTTCTTTCATATTTTCATATTCTTTTTTAACATTCTGTTTTTCTCGTTCAATATTATCTTTAGCTCTTTTAAATTTATAATAAGTTATTATTATAATTCCGTAAATAAAATATTGATATAAGTGTCCATAACATTTTAATTAATTCCTTTCTGTATAAATCTCCATAATACAGCATGTTTTATATGCGAAAACTAAGAGGGCATTACTCAAGCCCTTCCGTAGTATTCATTTGAACATCCTTGTTAATTTTCAATTTACTATCCATAAAATTATTTATATCATCTCTGTTAACTTGTATAAATTCTACTAATAACAATAATAACAAAGTGTATAACATTCCTTTTATAACATATCGCATTTTGAATCTCCTTTCGCATGTTCTCATAAAAATATATGTTTTTTACGCGAAAAAGAAAATGGTCTTTATTTCGACCTTTTTCTAATACGTTTTAATATTTTATGTAGTACGAATATTGGTAATCCTATTGTTAATATAATTCCAGTTCCTAATACTAAATATGCTGATGTAGGTATTTTTTTATTTTCATTATTACATGTGGGATGACCGAAGTAATTCTCAAAATTTTTATCTCCAAATCTTATCCCGTCATCGTAACATATTTCTATCATATCTTCATCATCACATACTTTTTTCCAATCATTATATTTTTCAGGATTATTTTTCTTCCATTCATTAAAACTTAACATCTTATTAAAACCTCCTTCTATAAAAACATACGTTTTTTACGCGAAAATAAGCAAAAATAGCCTTAAAAAAGGCCAAAAATAGCCAAAAACGCAGAATACGTACGAGGATCAATTTTCCGCCATTTTGACCCTTTATAAACAAGTTATATGACCTAAAAATAAAAAAGGCTTAAAATCGATTCTCAGAGGTCGTTTTTTCAGTAATTTCGAAAAAATTGCTATTTTTAGAAAAAGAAGAGGATATGCGTAAGACATACCCTCAAAAAAAATATTATAATAGTCTTAATAGCTTCTTCCAAGTATTTGCTCTAGCTGTTATTTCGCCATCAACAATCTTTAAACCTTTAGATCTTTGATAATTCATAACAGCTGTTCTCATACCTCCACCAAATATTGGTATTTTACCTTGATCTTCTTCTATTGCACCATTGTAATATCCTAATACTTTTAAATATCTTTCCAAAGCAGTTACTACTTTATGATTTCTATTTGTATTAGTTGAAACTGTAATTGTATGTTTTAAAGTATCTGGACCTGGTTTACCATCAACGTCAGCACCAGTAGCAGATTGTACATCTCTAACGAATTGTTCGAATGTGTATGTCGTTGGTTGTGGTGTTGGTTGTGGTGTAGGTGGTGTTTCACCATCTAATAATGCATTGACAACTATAGCTAGTTCATTCATTTTACTTAATAAATAAGGACCAGGGCAATCAGTATTAGCAAACATATTATGAGTAGTTAAACTTCCATTTGGAGTACCATTATACTCTAATCTAAAACTATAACGTCTGCAAACATCTACTGCTAGTTTTACTAATGTGTTCCAAGCAGCATCAGATATTCTCCATTGTCCACCGTATTCACAATTAGATACTTCGACTGTTATAGCTTGATAATCATTTGCTCTAGATGATGACGTCCATGGTCTATCATTTTCATCAACACAACCTACTAAATCACCAGCATTACCTATGCAATAATTTGCAGACGCACCTCTTAAAGGATTGCCGAATATATTTCTAGCACATTGTTCTCCTGATAATATACCAGCCATCATGTGAGGTGTGAATTTGCATGGCTTATATGTAACACCTTTCCATGTTCTACCTTTAGTATAGTTATTTTCATGAGCTAAAACTATACTATCACATAAACTAGAAAACATAATTATTCACCATCCTCTCTACCATTTGATAATTCGGCTAACATTTCTTCTGTTATAACATTCTCATCTTTATCATCCATTGTTAGACCCTCCTTTCAATTTTTTAAATAAGTCATTTACAAAATTAGCACCTCTTGAAACTATAATGCCAGTAAATATAGAACCAACAATTGGTGCTAATAATGTTATACCTACTATTGAGAAAATATCAACTTTAGCAAGCACACAAATCAATATAGAAACAATTAAACTCCCAAGCATATCTATACTAAATTTTCCTGCCTGCCAAACCATTTTAAGATTTTCCCATATAGCTTCAACTAATATTGCTACTATTACAATTTGTGCAAATTCCATAATGATCACCTCACTTTACAATATACCTCTTTTTTGTAAATCTTCAAACATGCTATCGACATAACTATTTCCACCATATTCATTATATATCTTTTTAGTTTCGTGGATTATTCGTTTTTGTTCTTCGTTAGGTCGATAATCTTCATCTTTTAATTTAGTCATCTCAACAATAAGAAAACGTTTGCAATTTTCTAAATCGATGTCATCCAAACGTTTGTTTAGACGTATGTCATCTTCTTTGCTCTCTTTTTTAAAATCTTCTATTGTCTTATTTACTTGTTCCATTAACTCTTGTTGAGATGCTATCTTTTTATTAGATTTTGTTTGAATTATAACTCCTATTAAACTAATTAACGCAACAATTATCATTGCAATTGCATTAACCATTTATTTTAACCTCCTTTTGTGTTTATTTTAAAAATTAAGCAGTTCGTTTCCAAATATTAACAACAAAAAATTTAGGAAGATTATTATGATAACCATCTCCTCCAGTATATTGTGCTAAATCGCTTCCTGAGTAATCTCTCGAAGTATTTCTAACAAACCAATCATAGCCAGCCCAACCACTTCTTGACCCATTATCGATTAGAGATTGAGTATGATTATGCTTAGGCATTTCATTTATTGTTAATTTATGAGAATATTCTCCACCTACTGCTTCTGGTTGAAAATTATATGGTTCTCCGCCTTCACCAATAGCTGTGCCAGATCCTATTAAGAATTTGGCCTCAATTTTACCCCAAGTCCCTCCAAACAATATGCTTGGATCTATATTATTAACGCTCATATATATACTACCGAATAGGATAAAATATATCTATTATTTCCTGAGCTATTTTTAATTTTTTTGACATATTTTATTTTAATATTATACATTATGAAACTCTTTTCCATTTGCAACAATTATTTATAGATGTAAAATATCCATGCCCCATTAGATTACCAATCCTAACCCAGTTAGATCCAACACCGCTAGGTAAGAAATTTTGAAACATCAAACATAATCCGGCCCCAGCATATGTACCACCATAGTCTTTTAATGGTGCTGTAGTTATTTCATCTAGATCAAAGAATCTGCTTTTGACAACCGGCCTAAATACTTCATCACCCCAACTAATATTACGTAATATATCAAGCCCATTTAATCTAACTCTGGCATCATTTCCTCCACCAGTAGACAAAGCACCACTAAATTGTATTTGTAGTTTGTAACCATCAGGAGGTGTAGGGAACGTTTCAGATGTTTCAATATTAAAATCGGTATTGACTGTATTTACACCATAAAAACAACCAGTTAGTAATGTTTTATTATAAGATTTTCTAACACAAACTGGTCCGTAAGGTCCTGTATTATATGACCAGTCACCCGGATACAATAATGCACTACCGACATGTATACGATCTTTGCCCTCATAATATTTTGTCCAAACACCATCAAATTCCACATTCGGATCAAATGTTGTGTCCCATGTTTTGTAATTACATCCGTACTGGATATATTAAGTTCCATATTTCTTTTGCTAATTTCAATTTTTTAGGCATATACTTCAGTATATACACTATATTAAGCAGTTCGTTTCCAAACAGCAACTGCAGTAGTTGGCATAGCATGATTATGACCTTTTCCTCCTCCAGTTTCATATGTTTGAAAAGCATTTTTTGACCCATTATTTCCTCCAGAATATGATAAACTATATCCAGATTGACTTCCACCATTAAGTGTGATAGTTTGATTAGCATCATCACCCCACCATGACATACCTTTATGTCTATGTTTAGGCATTTGGTCTACTGTTAATGTAGTATCAGATGTAACCATACCATTTCGTAGATTATGTTGTCGCCCATCTCCATATCCAACACTACCACAAAATAAATATCCATCAACTATTCTATTCCAAGTACCACCAAATAATGTACCAGGATCAATATCATTTACTGAAATATAGACTGAGCCTATAGGATAAAATATATCTGCTATAACTTGTTTTAATTCTGGAGCTATTTTTATTTGTTTAGCCATATAGTACCCCCATTTCTAAAGATACTAATAAACTGCTTAATATACCTTGAGAAAAGGTTACAGTGTAATAACTGCTCCCTCCTCTCTATTTTGAGTTTCATAACAAACCTCAGTAAGGAGGTTAGCGTATAATATCGCTCCTCCTTTCCTGAATAATGAATGCTCTCTCTCTCTCTCTCTCTCTCTCGGAGATATTATTAACTTTCTTCTTCTACCCATATTATTTTTATACCTCCTATAGATAAACTTTCATGTATTTGTACATCAGAATCGTCATCTGGATCACATCTTTGGCCGAAACCTATATGTTTACCATCTTCAGATATATGCATTATAGCAAACCCAGTACTTATAAATACTGTTTCACTTACAGATGTAAAATAATCGGTAACTGTTAAAGTTACTTTATGCGAGATGTTAGCAGATACATTTTGTATATTATATGATTGATTAGTTTTTGAATATGTATCTACATATTCTTGTATATCTACTTGGTCTATTGATAACTTAAAACTTTTATCGTTACCGTATGTAGTCTCTGGTTCTTCACCTTCTTCTGGCTCAACATTCATATCGTCTAATGGCGTTATAAATGCAGAAAAAGATACATCGACAACGGTTTCATCTGAATCGCTTCTATTTGCCACAAAGTTAGATATAGTAGGTTTAGTATAACCTAATACTGTTATAGTTCTTGTTACTGCGTCAGAAACTCTTCCTCTAGAATCTTTAACTGTAGTAACTAATGTAAATGTTCCTGATCTAGATATAAAATCTGTTGTGAATGATGCTCCAGAATAAGTACCTACCACATTGTTATTTGAATCTTTTACATGAGTGGTATAAGATGAAATCGTACTAGTTTTACCACCTGCATTATAACCAGCGGCAGTTATATCAACATGCATTTTAGATTTCGATTGTACAAATGCTCCAAATTTCTCTGATAAACCTGCTATATTTTCAGACACAGTAACACCGTGTTACACTCGGTTTTATGCTTTCCGGCATATATATATTAGCAGTTCTTTCAGTTGTCTCGCCTATTTTTGTACTACCATTCCATGTTTCTATAACAACACCAATCGTCGCATAATTCTTATTAGTTCCGATTATACTATAAATAGTATTTAATTCTGATGCTGAAAAAGTCCATGTTTTTGTTTTGGTGCCAGCACCCTCATATGTGTTTATCCATTTTACGGCTTGAACACCGACTACTGATATTCTTACCTTATTTGTAAATGTAGCCTTAGATGTATATGTTATAGACATTCCCT